TACAAGCACAATTAACACCACTGATATTAGCATTGAAATAAATGGCAATAGCACCCGTAAATAAGTTTATTAATATTTCTGTTCCTGTAGCACCTGGAGCACAAAAATTATATGAAGTTCCTACAGGAACTACTTCATTATTACTTTATGCACAGGTTGCTAATGTTGCCATAGGTGTTACTTATCCGACAGTTACATTTTGGCAAAAACGAGAGAGTAGAAGCACTGGTAATAAAAGAGATATAAGAGTATTAAAAGATGTAGAGATACCACCAAATGATGGTGTAATATTGGTTGATGGTAGAATGGTGTTGGAGAAAACACCATTAGTATTGGATCGTATTTACATACAGGGAACACAACAAAATGTTGGTGTTATAACTGGTGTGGATTATGATGAACCAACAGGTATTGCCACAGTTATGTGTGGTGGTGTTCATAAGTTGAATACTGGTGATCCAGTAACTATGAGTGGAATATATTTTACTTGCGGTACAAAATATACTCCTGGTAACGCAACAACATATAATCCTACTACTGGTCTTCTTGTATTAGATATAGGTACTCATTCATTAGTAACTGGGCAAACTATTAAGATTGCTGACAACGCAATGCAGTTTACTTGTACTCAAGGTAGTGGTACTCATGCTTATCCTAGATCAACAGACTTTTCTAGTGGTAGATCGTTAGTTATTCAAGCAGTTACGGCAACTACTGTTACTGTACAGGTTATTCAATCTCCTCCTTCCACAAATACAACAGTTCATACATTTGTACAAGATAGTGGAGTTCTTGATTCTGTTACAGGTAATAATTACAGTGGAATTACTACAAATTTATTCCCTGATCCACAACAATCTTATACTGTTGATGAAATAATTGATAATGTTGGAACTTCAAAGACTTTCTCTGCTTATCTTGGTAGTTCTAAAGGAAATAAGCATACTTACGAACCAGCACAACATAGATTTGTTCGTGCTAGACCCGAAGCAGTTGAAGTTATTAGTAGTAGTGGTCACTCTGGATTAGATAATTTTACTGCTACTACTGGTACATCATACAATCCAAATACGGGTGTTCTTAGTGTTACAACTACGACTGCTCACCAAATGTCTAATGGAAATAGGGTTAAATTTGCTCTTAATTCATTTACTTTTGAATGTGATAATGATAATAGAGCAACACAACATCAATATCCAAGAGCATCAGACCCTGCTAATGGTAAGTGGTTAGAGGTTTCCAATGTACAGACTAATAGTTTCGATGTACAAGTATTAGATTTAGTTCCATCTACTAATACATCAACTCATTATTGGATGTCCTCTACAGGAAATGGTATAACTAGACAAGGTACTATGTTTAATGTATCTGGTGCTGATTATAATCCTTCGACTGGTGAAATTGTATTGACTATTGGACCAAATAGTTTAGCTAATGGTGATACTATACAAATATATGATAATAGTTTGATATTTACTTGTACTATGGATAACCATTACACAGAACATCCTTACCCAAGACCTACTGATCCTGCCTCTGGTGCAGCATTATCAATGGCTGTTGCTGGTACTAATTCTTCAATTAGGGTCAATGTTGGAAAATCATATTCTGGTGGGTATTTTGCTCCAGTAGAGATGGAGTTCATAGCAAGTATTCTTGAAAATAGTAATGTATAATTATGCCAAGGTATCTTAGTGGTAGAGTAAAAAAGGATCCTCCTGAGAAGTTAGATCCAGAAAGGTATCAATACCTTGGTCTTAACCAAGCAGAACCTACTTTAGGTGATCCTGGTACTAGTGATCCTGTTCCTTCTGGAACTCAGTATCAGTTAGTTGCTGTTCCTGGTAATCCTGGTAAAAGATATTGGGTTCCTACTGGTGGTGGATTAATTCCTGGTGCTATTAGTGTATATGATGAAGGAACTATAGTAGGTACTGCTAATAGCATTACTCAACTTAATTTTGAAGGTGCTGCTGTAACTGCTTTTGTAGATGTTCAGAACCCTTCAGGACATCCAGGTATTGCTGCTACTATAACTGTTATTCCAACTACTATTGGTGAAGATCCTCCTGCAGATCCTAATCATGGAGAATTGTGGTGGGAGAGTGATAGTGGAGATTTATTCATATATTTTGTTGATGAAGATGGAACTGGTGTATGGGCAACTGCTAACTCAGGAGGTGGTAATGTAAATCCAGGACCACCTGGACCTGCTGGTCCTCCTGGTCAAACTGGATTAAGTGGTCCTGATGGACCTCCTGGTTTACAAGGACCTCCTGGTAATCCTTCAAATGTAGCAGGACCACCTGGTGATACTGGTCCTCCTGGTGTACAAGGACCACCTGGTCCCGCATCAACTGTAGCAGGACCTCCTGGAACAATTGGACCACCTGGACCTCCTGGTGATGAGGGTCCTCCTGGTCCCGATACTGGACCTCCTGGTGACGCTGGTCCTCCTGGTGATGCTGGACCTCCTGGTGATATAGGTGATTCTGGACCTCCTGGTACAGTTGGACCACCTGGTGATTCTGGACCTCCTGGTACTGAAGCAGGACCTCCTGGTACAATAGGACCTCCTGGTGATGCTGGTCCTGATGGACCTCCTGGTACTGAAGCAGGACCACCTGGAACTGTTGGACCACCTGGACCTGCTGGTCCTGATGGACCTCCTGGTACTGAAACAGGACCTCCTGGTACAATAGGACCTCCTGGTGGTGCTGGTAATCCTGGTCCTCCTGGTACTCAAGCAGGACCACCTGGTACAATAGGACCACCTGGAACTGTTGGTCCTCCTGGTGCTAGTCCTGCAGGTCCTCCTGGTGATCCTGGTGATCCTGGTCCTCCTGGTACAATTGGACCACCTGGTGCTAGTCCTGCTGGACCTCCTGGTACAATAGGACCTCCTGGTACAATTGGACCACCTGGTGCTAGTCCTGCTGGACCTCCTGGTGATCCTGGTGATCCTGGTCCTCCTGGCGATCCTGGTCCTCCTTCAACTACAGCAGGACCACCTGGTACAATAGGACCACCTGGTACAATTGGTCCTCCTGGTAATAGTCCTCCTGGTACAATCGGTCCTCCTGGAACAATTGGACCACCTGGTACAATAGGACCACCTGGTGATGATGGTGATGCTGGTCCTCCTGGTACACAAGCAGGTCCTCCTGGAACAATTGGACCACCTGGTACAATTGGTCCTCCTGGTTCATCTGGAGGTGGAAGCACTCTAAAACCTTTTAATAGATTTGTATATACTGGAGGATTAACTGGATATAGCCCTACATCTGGAGCCGTATTCATTCGTGTCCAACTTATTGGTGGTGGAGGTGGTAGTGGAGCCTTTAATACTACAAGTAATTGGGGTGGTAATCCATCAATTCAAAACTCTACTAATGCAACTTATGGTGGAGGTGGTGGTGCTTACTCTGAGTTATGGGTCAGAGCTTCTGATATAGTTTCTGGTGGAATGGATGGTGGATCTGGAGGATCTGCTGGACAATTCAATGCTGGTAGTCAGTCACAACGTGACGGTGGTGATGGTACTTGGGCTCAGTTCTATACTAATTTCCCATCTGGAGGAATTCTTTTAAGAGCTAATGGTGGAGATGGAGTTGCTGGACATAACAGTGGTAGTTCAAAGACTGGTTCTGGTGGAAGTACTTCAGGTGCTTTTCAAGTTCTTAGTGGTTCTTATTCTTATATGTCTGCTCCAATTTTAAAACCTGGAATGAATGGGAATGCTCAAACTTATGTTGCAAGTGATTCTCGTTTGAGTACTCTTTACTATACTAGTGTTGATGGTGGACTTGCTGGTGATGGTGGTTGGTATTATGGTAAGGGTGGTTATGGTCGTTTTTGTACGACTCAAACTAATACTTCTTCTAATGGATCTGCAGGAACCACTGGTTGTTGTATTATTACAGAGTTCGGAGCGTTTTAATTATGTCTGATTTAATCAAATTAGTATGGGTAGATTCTAATAATAAGGTTGAGAGTATTGCTTATGGAACCACGACTGCTGGATATCTTGGTGATCCAATTTCTATTGCTGATACTACAACTCGTATCGATAAGGGGTATACATACAATAGTGATGGTACTTTTACTGGAGTAGATATTCCATTAGATAGATCAACAGAAGAGCATTTGATCATTCTTAGAACTTGTAGAGATGCTAAACTTGCTGAAAGTGATTGGACAATTTTACCTGATTCCCCATTCAGTGATTCAAAAATAGTAGAATGGAAATCATATAGACAAACATTAAGAGATCTTCCAGCAAATACTTCTGATCCTAGTAGTCCAACGTGGCCAACAAAACCTAGTTAATAATGCCTATAAATTTCCCATCAAATCCAGCACCTGGTGCCACATATGTATTTGGTATTGCATCTTGGCGATGGGATGGGGCTGTTTGGAGAAGAGTTCCTGATCCTGGTGCTCAAGGACCTTCTGGTTCAGCAGGAAGTCCAGGAAATTCGGGACTTACTGGTGCTCCTGGACCTTCTGGTCCTCCTGGTTCTCCTTCTAGTGTAGCAGGACCACCTGGTAATCAAGGACCACCTGGACCTTCTGGTCCTCCTGGTCCAGCATCAACAGTAGCAGGACCACCTGGACCTGCTGGTGGACCTATTGGACCACCTGGACCTGCTTCAACAGTACCTGGTCCTCCTGGACCTGGTGGTCCTCCTGGACCTGCTTCAACTATAGCAGGACCTCCTGGTAATCAAGGACCTCCTGGTATACAAGGTAATCCTGGACCTGCTTCTCAAGTTGCTGGACCTCCTGGTGCTCCTGGTAATGCTGGACCACCTGGACCTCAATCAACAGTAGCAGGACCTCCTGGTAATGCTGGTCCTCCTGGTGCACCTGGTGCTGGAACACCTGGTGCTGCTGGTCCTCCTGGACCTGCTGGTGGACCACCTGGACCTGCAGGACCACCTGGACCTGCTTCGACTATAGCAGGACCACCTGGACCCGCTTCAACAGTACAAGGACCACCTGGACCTTCTGGTCCTCCTGGTCAACAAGGACAACAGGGTACTCAAGGTAATGAAGGACCACCTGGACCTGGATCAACAGTAGCAGGACCACCTGGTAATACTGGTCCTCCTGGTAATGCTGGACCTCCTGGTGGTGAAGGACCACCTGGACCTCCATCTGGTGGTGCTTATCTTGTACCTGCTGGTGGAATTATTATGTGGTCTGGATCTACAAGTAATATACCTACAGGATGGAATTTATGTGATGGTACAAGTGGTACTCCTGATTTAACTGATAAGTTTGTTATTGGTGCTGGTAGTGCTTATTCTGTAGGTGGTGCTGGTGGTAGTAAAGATGCTGTTGTTATAGCTCATAGTCATGATGCTACTGGTACTGCAAGTGGTGGATCACATACACATGATGTTTCTGTAAGTGGAAATCATGGTCATGATGCTTCTGCTTCTGTAAGTGGTAGTTTATCTCATAGTCACGATTTCTCTGGTGGTGGAAATCATAGTCATGATGCGTCTGGTTCTATAAGTGGTAGTACATCTCATAGTCATTCTTTCTCTGGTGGTGGAAATCATAGTCATAGTATAAGTTCTGGATCTCATAGTCATTCTTTCTCTGGATCTGGATCTCATAGTCATTCAGGATCTGCTGGTTCTCATAGTCATAGTGCTTCTGTTAGTGAAAGTGCTCACCAACATACTTCTGCTATACCTTCTGGATCTCAAGGGGTTGACACAGATAGTCATGGATGGGATACTACTGTTGTTTCTGGTGCTGCTAACTCGCCAACTTGGGGAGCAACTACGGGTGCTAGTGTTTCCATCGGCAATGCTAATCCTAGTCTTTCTATTGGAAGTGCCAGTGTTTCTATATCTGGTAGCACAGGTAGTTCTTCATCATCGGGTAGTTCAAGTACTGAATCTGTAAGTATCTCTGGATCTACAGGTGCTGCAAGTGCTGGATCATTAAGTGCTGGTGTTACTGTTGATTCTGAGTCTGTGTCTGTTTCTGGAACTACAAGTAGTGATACTGCAGGTTCAATAAGTGCTGGTGCTACAGTTGATGCTGAAAACGTTACTCTATCAGGTGCTACAAGTTCTGACGGTGGTACATTCTCCTCCTCTATAACTGTAGATCAAGAAGGATCTAGTGGTGCTAATAAAAATTTACCCCCATATTACGCTTTATGCTTTATAATGAAGTCATGATACTTTAACAATATGAAATTTGATGATTTTATCTATGTAAACAAAAATGCTTTGAGTAAAGATGTATGTGAAAAGATAATAATAAAATTTGAAGAAGACGAACGTAAGTGTGTTGGGTATGTTGGAACAACTCCTGACTGTAGAGAAGTTAATACAAAATTGAAAACTTCTACTGATCTGTTCATAACTGATCTGGAAGATTGGAAAGAAATTGACACACTACTTGCTAGATGTGTTAGTGAAAATATACAGAAGTATATTGATCATTCTTTTAAATTTTTTAACAGACTTGATCCAACTCCCAATCCATTCCACCATACAAATTTCACTGATCATGGATATAATGTGAAAGCATATGAACCTGGTGGGTATTTTCATTGGCATGATGATTTTACAATAGATAGGGATTCTCCCAGAATGATTGCGATGTTATTTTATTTGAATGATGTTGGGCAAGGTGGATACACTGAATTTATTAGTGGTAAGAAAGTTAGACCTTCTACTGGGAAGTTGATCATGTTTCCTGCTACTTGGAATTTTATACATCGAGGAGTACCTCCTAAGAAAAATAAGAAGTATATTATATCCGCATACTTGCATCAATAGTATTTTTATAGTATAATGTTATTAATAGAATATTTTCAATGAATGATTTAATACAGATAATAAGAGTACTTGATCAAAATGATCTGGCTGTTATAAATGCTTATATTGATACTTTAAGTTTTTCTGATTCGACAATATTTGCTACTTCTGGTGGTACTAGAACAGATACTAGTATTAGATCTAGTAAAGGTTGTCATTTAGCAGAGGCTGCAGATATGACTAAATTACTTCATAGTAAAATTAATAAGGGATTAGAAAAATATTACGCTAAAGTTTCTGAAATACATAATTCTTTTAAACATTATCCTGTTCCTTGTGGAAATTCTACTACTTGTTGGAGAGAAGGAATACAGATTCTAGAATATCAAGGTAATCAAGAATATAAGTTTCATCATGATTGTGCCACTGATCCCAATATTCAGGCATATGAGAGAAAGTTATCAATAATTCTTTATTTGTCTGATGGTTTTGAGGGTGGTAAGACTGAATTTTTACATGATTCTTTTAAACCAGCTGCAGGATCTGCTTTGATGTTCCCATCAAATTGGTGTTATCCACATTCAGGACAACCAGTTACTTCTGGTAAAAAGAGGGTAGCAGTAACTTGGTATTATGTTGATAATGTACATTTTCCTAATGTATCCAAGTATGATCCTGTTACAGGGAAGAAGTTGAATTGACATTCTATATAATGTCAGGTATAATATTTAAAAATAGAGGTTTTTATGGAACTTGGTGATAATGAGACAGTTGAAAAAATTGTTGTAGATGTCTGTGCTAGAAAATTTCTTTTGTATAGTGATTTAGGTAGCACTAGACAGGTTGTATGTGAAACCACAGAGCAATTCATGGATGTATTAGAAGTAGTTACTACTAAAGCTGAATCTGAGTTGATTGAGTATGCTGACATATCTGTTGATGTTAAATAGTATTACATAATAACTTTGTATGGCTAAGTATAAAATAGATAAACAATTTTGCTGGTTTAGGAAAAAAAGTATTATTGTTCATATGTATTTTATTAATGGTAAGCCATTTACATTTGACGAATTGCCTGATGGACATCTTGACGATTTAGAGTTACGTAGTAGAGCAGATAAGAATATATGTTTTGAAGATGAGGATTTGTATCAGAATTATTTCTATCTGATAGAGGAACAGATACATCCTGCATTCTTTGAAGTAGAGCTAGAAAACCCCGAAGAACTTCCTGACGAATTAAATGCCACGATTGACGAGGAGGTTGACTAGCTAAATAGACCATAGGAACTTTTGGCCAAAAGTGGAGTAAGATGCCTTTA